TTAAACCACTATGGTCCAATTTTTCCCGCGATCATCATTGTAGCGTTCTGTTTGTTGTTGGGATTTATGTCCCAACAGCTTTTTCGTGTCAATTCCTTGTATTTTATATAATCTCTCCGCTAAAGAGCGTTGTTCATGGAAGGTAGCAGGTGTGCCATCCCCCCAATTTATTTCTGCTTTATCACGAGCCTTACTGAAATTCATCGTTAATGTGTTCGACTTCACCTGTGCCCCTCTTTCTGCCATTGAAGTCGCCCGGAAAAAGTGGATTAGGTATGGACTCACTGCATAGTCACGGCAACGCGCAACTACATCCCTCAAACTCCAGTCGATCGCGTTAAGCCTTAGGGATAGGGGGATCGCTAGCTTGCTCCCCGTCTTTTGCTGAACGACATGAAGATGGTCATCCCAAATATCGCTAAACTTCATGTTGGAAATATCCCCGAGGCGTTGACCGGTAACGAGTGCCAATAGCATTGCATTGCCCATGTATTGGTGGCGGGCATCAGCTATCTCGAAAATCTTTTGCCATTCGTCGAGGTTTAGACGCTGTCGAGTAATCCGCCGGCGCGGTTGTTTTGTAGCAAGAGCCGGGTTATAACCCGGCGGTACCTCGCCATAATGCTGGGCTTCTTTGAATACATCAATCAAGACTGAGCGTATGACTTGTGCCATTCTTGGCTGGCCCTCTGCAACATAGGACTCCAGTATCTGGGCAACATCTCGAACATCGACGGATGAAATCAATTTCATTCCTACGCTCTCACGAAGCAGGGCTACTGGTTTAGCCTTTTGCTTATGAGTGTTCGGCTTGATATCACCATTCTCAAGTCTTTCATCCTGAATTTTCCAATATCGATCCAACCAAGTATTTGTTGTTATCGCCTTTCCTTTGCTGGTGGCGATCTTGTCACTGATAGCCAAAACCTGCCTGGTGCGCTGTTCAGCCAGTCTCTCATTCGCTTCGATTGCTATTGCTGTTGCTTCGGCCTCGTTAGTTCCAAGACTATGAAACTTACCTGTAATGGGATGTTTATAGCGCCAGTAAATTTTATTTACCTTCCGACTGTATAGCGGATAGAGATTAGGTATCTTGACGTTGTTTTTACGTGGTCGAGCAGCCATCAGACAGTATCCTTTGAAGCATAGGAGAATCAGATTTTTTAATAACGGGCTGGGTTAAATTACCTGTAATCTCGGCATCTTCTCTTACCCGCCAGTATCTTCCTTCTTTGGTGGCCGGGGGAGTGAACATGCTCTCTTTGGCGTATCGGCGTAAAGTATTCAGACTTGGAGGATTACTCCGGTATTTTTCCGCAGCCCATTCTTCTAAAGTCAGCATTTGAAGCATGTGATTTACCTCATAATGGCCCATATCAGGGCCATTTTCTGATATTAAAAAATCAGTGTTCAGTCAGACGCTGCCAGATTGCTGACACGTATTTGACCTGATGAAGAGCATCCGAAATAGCCTTGTGAGGTTCTCCCTCAAATGGGATCTCATAGCGAGGCTTGCAGCCAACGGCTTTACCCAACTCGACAATGGTTCTTACATCCCGGTTATTCCAGAATTTCCATGGGCAGGGGATCCCCGTACGGTCATAAGATGCCTCAAGCAGGACATTGTCATAAGTGGCACCATTACCCCAGACCTGAACAGAATCAGGGCCGTTAACCGCATTCTCGCCTATAAACTCATTTAGCTGCAGTAATGCATCATCGAGCGGAATAGCGTCATCCATTACCAACTCAGAGCGCGCTTCGGGCGAAGCTTTTAGCCAGAAGATAATGGTAGATGCATCCGGAACTCCGCCGCTGGCCATGGCTGATTCCAGGCTAATAACTTTGTAAAATTCCGATCCGGTATTACCTGTAGATGGATCAAAGAACACGGCCCCGATAGATACGACTGGTGAATCAGCTTTTTTACCAAAAGCTTCAATGTCGATCATAAGGTGTGTATAGAGCATTTCAGGGTCGGTATAATTATGATGACCGGAATCATTATTTATGGCAGTTGTGCTGCTATAAGTCTCAGTAGTGCTTGCGCCTGAGATAGTTTCTTCCGTGCCTTCTGATAACGCAGCATCGTCCGGGGTTTCATCATTGCCAGTTTCTTCCATCTGCACATTATCAACGTACTCCGCCGCGGTATTTTGTTGGACATTTACAGCGTTGCTGGTGGCCAGCCCTTCAATAGAAAAAAGACCATTACCAACTTTTTCGAGAACCGGCAGCGTGCCGCCGTCGACTTGCGCACCTTCATTCTGGCCGCCAGTTTCAAAAGCAGAATCAGTCACTATCTCGTTTGTCCAGCTCACCTCCGGGTTATGGCGTGCCGCAACAAGAGTTTCGTCTGATGGTGCAGAATGATCGCTTTCAGTCAGGTTCGCGTTAATGAATCCGCTGAGACGTGCCGGATACAGATAATGTTCTGGGTGAGCGCTACGGATAAGTGCAAAGATAGCCGCACGCGAGTAATCCAAAACTCCCGGGGTTGCACGAAGGGCTTTAGACCATTCCTTGAACGGACTTTCTTTCTTACTAACAATCTCTTTAGCCCGACGGAAAACACCACCAGGGATATCGTAAATGTTGAAATCCATTGGTAACGTGGCCAGCGCAATCTCTAAATCGAGAGTGTCGAGATCATGTTTAAGGTCAGGGTTTCTGTCGGTCTTGTTGCCTCCGCCAGCATTCGTACCGCTTTCAGTACGCTGTATTTCTGCAACGCGATTGCCTTTGGCCCATTCTTTTACCAGCAGGCCGCGGTCAATGTAATCAGTCGCCGACCAGATTCTGGTGAATCGGAGAACCAAAGCGAGTTCGTGACGCTTTTCCTGGCTGAACACTTTGCGAATGGCGTCGGTATAGCGCCACAGGTCTTTGGTGTCGTAACCCTTAACCTGTTCGCAGTTTTCTGCCGCCAGCAGCAGGTTCTGGACATAGCTATTGTCAGTGTCCATCTCCAGCGCGCTGATCCCTTCGTATTCATCGCGTGTAATGTGGTGGCGCAGTTCGTCGGAGGTGAACTGGCCGAGTAGCTGCTTGCGGAAGGGCATGCGAACGACTGGATAACGTGTGGTTTCGTCATCATTCTCGTCAATCTGGATACCGTTATCATGTTCAAGACCCTGACCTGCTATAACGCCGGTGTCACTGGTGCTTTCAGATTTCAGAGGGGTAAATTTGCCACTGCGCCAGTCTTCAACTAATTTGTTGCGATCGCTGACATCTGCTTTAGCCCAGTCAGCCATGAATGCAGCGATATCTTCAGTTTCGTGCGCTTCATCTGGCGCGAATACCTGCTTAATCGCCTGAACAAGTTTCCACTCAGCGTTCAGGCTGAGTTCGGCAACTTCAGGGATGTCGCTCTTCGCCAGCAGCAGGTTCTTAAGATAGGTATTGCCTTCATCCAGTGACATTTCGCTGGCAGCCAGCTGCTGCTCTTTTGTGATGTGTGATTGATACTTGTCGCTGGTCAGATGAACGGCAAAACGTACTGCGGGAGTGCGGTTTTGAAGCGGGACACTCTCGACGATGGTTTCAACTGTAGTGGTCGCTTCCGGAGCGGCAGTGTTGTTGTCCACGGCTCCAGTAGACTCCGCACCAGCCTTTGGCAGCCAGGTGCGTCCATCGTCCTGGAGTTCGTAGCGTTTGCACCAGGTGTAATCCACTGTGCATTCTTCCGGTAGGTCGTTGTAAACAGGGAAATCGGTACGGACAGGCTTGCTATAATCCTTGCCCCGGCCGGTTTCAATGCCAGCATCTTCCAGCTCAACATCCAGCTGCAAATTGGCTCGTGCTTCTGATTTAGCCGTGAACCAGATAACGGCATCTTCTTTGCCGGATTTCTGTGTTGCCTTGATTAAATGAAAGAATTCCATATCGGGTCCTTAATTTTGGTTGTAAGATACCCGCAGCTAGTGATTGCCGCCTTGGGTAGTGGTCATTGGTCAAAACTCGATTCCGGAAAGCTTTGGTCGGCTGACCGGGTACTTAACCCGCCTTGCGCGGGTTTTGTGCTTTTAGGGGCTGGTAACAGCCATTGGTCATAACTCGATTAAAAATTGAAAGCAGGCTGTTGGTCTCCAGCCGGTTTATATGGGTAACACACTCCTTTAACGTGCTGCTCTTTGGCAGCTGTATCACAATCAGCTTCTGTTTGGTAAACACCAAGCATGATGTCTGAGCATTCCCCGGTGAGGGCGCAGACGGTAACAATCAAGACAAAGAACGAGCTCATGACTTTAACTCTGGGTTGCCTTTTTGCGCCAGTAAGTAGCAAAGCTTACGGACCAGCACTTCAAATAGATTTAAGCGAACGGCTTGGCAGCCAGCTTTTTTGCGTGCGAAATCGATCATGGTTAACTCCTGTGTGCCTTTAACGCCAGGCTGGCGGAACGGTAAACCTGCTGCGCGATTGTCTTGCCATCTCATCCGGTGTTTCGTATGCCGCCGGCAGCTACTTCATGGGCGTCCTGCCTTGATGACTGATTTTCTAAATTCAGACTACAAATAAATATGTCAAAGGTCAATATTGAATTGACATATATAATTGCATTGATGATTTTTGAAGGAGGTAGAGGAGATGTCAGGGTCAAAAAAAGGCCGCTAAATGCGGCCCTTAGAGTGTTCTTTATCAGTCTTTGGTTGGAGCGGGCTCAATCTTCCTTTTGCTGAGAAATTCAGCCATAAATTTATCGAGCTCTTCGAGGCGGTCGCTGGCCAGCTGTATGAACCTGGTTTGTTCAACTTCAGGTAACTGATCAAAAACTTCCAACAACGCAGCTTGTTTCTCGTTCAGTACCGTTTTGCTTTCGCTGGTTGCCTTAAGATGCGCCTCTTCTTCATCAGATAAAAAGAACCAATACAGTGGCTTACCTAATGCTTCCGGGAATAAAGCCAACTTTTCCTTGCGAGGAAAATTACCTGTATTGCACCAGTTACTAACCGTTTGTGAGTTTACCCCCACTCTGCGGCCCAGCTCAGATTGAGATATCCCGGCTTCATCAAGAGCTCGTAACAGTCTTTCTTCGAAGTTCATGTTCGTATCCAAATCAAACCCATAAGCAAGCATACAAACTTTCTTATCAGATGTGATTGATTAAGTTTCTTGACACTGACAAATTATTTATCAATCATGTGATTCATAAATTGGGAGGAAGCATGAAAGAACACATTCAACAAAAAATTATTTCGCTGTGTGGCAGCCAAACAGAACTGGCTCGCCGCTTAGGTAAAAACTCGCAGACTGTATCTGTCTGGTTCCGTACTCAGGTAGCAAGCACAGAAGTTTTAAACGCATGCAGAGCTTTGGATTGGGAAGTCACCCCGCATGAATTACGTCCAGACCTCTATCCCAACGCAACAGATGGTTTACCTCAGAAGGAGGCTTAATCATGCAGTCAGCTACATATCCACATCATAACCAACGCCTGACCGGACCGCTGAAAACTCAAAATCAATTTATGGCGCATCGGCGAGATAGGTTTAAGCACCGTTCAATACAGGTTGCAGTTCGGGAGTGGGAATCCACTTTGCCCGGTCAGGCGCAGGAAAAAATCGCTCAGCTGGTGGCTGAGCAGTGGGCGAAGGAAGGGGGCCGCGGCATTGCGGTCAATAAGCAGAATTTATTCCGTTATCTGAAAAATGAAGGAGGGTCGGAGAAATATACTGCTTACGTTATACAACTGTCGGGCGCAATCCTCGCAGCTATGCCTATTGAGATAGCCAGAAAGCATGGACTCAGTAACGCCAGAACGGAAGCCGAACTGGTGGCGAGCGCTATCAAAGAATGCAGTGAGGCACATCAGGCGAAGTTGCTGGGCGCACCGCTGCAAAAGCTTGAGAAGGAGATCCGCGAAGCGGCAATCGCTTTATTCAACATGTTACCTGCTGACGCGGCGGGACCACTACTGGCGAGTATCAGCGCCGTAGCGCCGCAATTTTTTTAATCGAGTTTTGACCAATGAATTCAACCCGGAGGCTTCATGAGCATTGATGCAATGCGGTGGGCCAAGAAAGTTAAGACCGGAAAATCCTCCAGTAAGGCGATCCTGACCTGGCTGGCTGATATGTGCGGCGCTGACTTGTGCGCTTACCCATCCGTCGCTGCGCTTGCAGAGGCTACTGAGATGGACAGAAAGACGGTGCTTGCAGGCTTGCAGCATCTGCAGGAAATCGGCCTGGTTGTCGACACAGGTGAACGGCGCGGCAGGACAAAGCAAATTCCTGTGTACAAGCTGCTCGGTGTTGAGGAAAGCATCCCCGATGCCGAACAGACCCAAAAACGGAACTCTTTAGAGGATCCCAAAAACGGGACGGTTAATTTGAACCGTACCGAAAACGGAACTGTTAATACAAACAGTGCCATTAACGGGACTATTTCAGGTGATAAGGGTACCAAAAACGGGATTGTTAACAGTTCAGAATTTAACCAAAGAGTACCGTTTTTCCCTTTAAACAGTCCCAAAAACGGGACACGGAATCTACCAAGGAACCATAAAGATCTAAACCCCACACATAGAGAACTGGTCGAACCTGTCATTCCTGATTATCCGGATCAGCCAGGTATCGGAATTGGGCTACAGCAGCCATTCGGCAAATTCCGGATGTTTAAAAACTGGAATCCAACAGCCGACTTTGCTCGACAGGCAAATCTGTGGGGCATGCCGATCAAGGCGGGCATAAATATCGAAGCCGAACTGAGCAGCTTCATCGCTTACTGGCAAGCCGAAGGGAAAGTGTTTCATCAAATTCAGTGGGAGCAGAAGTTCGCTCGCCACCTGGATCGCGCAAAGGTTCTGAAAGCACCACAAACGGGAGGTACCGAGAATGCATCAGTTCGACCACAGCCAGCAGCATCCCGAGTTGTCCAGCAAATACAGTCAGCACACGCAGAGTGGCGACGCCGCAACGGACTTGATGGCGACGGAGACAGCGTGGCGGTTATGGCAGGTGATGGGGGAAATCTTCTCGAACCGCTGGACGCAGAAGAATGGGGCAGAACCCACGGCCCTGTGGATAGCTCAGATAGGTTCGATGACTGAGGCACAGATCAAACTGGTTTGTCAGCAATGCATGGACCGTTGCGCATTAGGTAATACATGGCCCCCAAATCTTGCTGAGTTCGTTTCGCTGGTTTCAGAGAGTGGCGCAAATCCGTTCGGGCTGACATCCGACCGGGTGATGAGTGAATACCGACGCTGGCGTAACGAGTCGTATCGTTTTTCGGGTAGTGACAAATATCCGTGGCCGCAGCCGGTGCTGTATCACATCTGCATCGAAATGCGCAGAACTGGTGTTGAGCGTCAGATGACCGAGGGGGAACTTAAAAAACTGGCAGAGAAGTTATTAACCAAATGGACGAAGCACGTAAGCAACGGGCTTTCGGTTCCTCCAATCCGTCGGCAGCTAGCTGCACCGCAGCATCCGGCAGGGCCAACTCCGGCACAGCTGCTGATAGAAGAGTACCAACGCCGTAAAGCGGCAGGTTTAACCAACTAATCGAGCATTGACCAATGACCAAAGCATTAACACAAAAACAGCAGGTAGCAGTGTTTGTGCGCTACCAACCGAACTGCGCCGTAGGCGATGTTGCAGAGGCACTGGATATGTCAGGTGCAACAGCTGGCAAATTGCTTCGTGACTTAAGCGACCAAGGCGTGATCGTTCGTTCCCGGAATAGTGTTCAGTACACATACGAGGTGGTACCAGACGCGGATATTCCGGATGTAATCCTTCCGTGTATGGCGGAAAAAAGCGATCCAGTCAGGATGCAGGCCGCAGAGGAGAAAGCGAAGGCGCTTGAGGCAAAAGGCCTGTGGCGAAGAGCAGCTGCGGTGTATTCAGAAATGTTTGGCATAGCTGGTAGTGCTGTTGAGGTCGCCCGTATCGCCAAGCGTCGTAAAGACTGCCTGCGTCAGGCGGGGAGGGCGTAACCGATGCCGAGACCAAAAACACAGAGTGAACGCAACCAAATCATATCAAGGATCATTGAGTTGGTGAAAAAGCATGGCCGTATCACGACGAAAGAAGTCATTGGGATGTTCGATCTGCATCGCACCACCGCAGAGAAATACATACGAATAGCCATTGCACGGGGCGAATTGATTCGCTACGGTCGTTGCGGCATTTTCCGTGACCAACGCACAATAATCGATTTCGACCTGAAACGCTTCACACACCAGAAAGTAAGGTGAATGTAGTAGATGAAAATGCCGCTTAGCCGCGGCATCTCTATGCTCTTGAAGGTCCGCTATGAGCGAGGAGCGGAAGCTGAGTGTCACTCAGTAGTCAATCCATTTTCAGCCACAGTCAAGACGGTTTGATAGATATCCTGCTGCACCGAACCATTATCTTTCTACATACGTTTACCTTTAGTTGCATCTAATCTTTCTTTGCTATTAGCTGTATCAAAGACACATTTTTCGCATTTGAATGGTAAGTTTTTTATTTTTTTTTATGTTAAAAAACAAGTGGTTACCTTGAAATATAAATGTTTAATTCAAGAGTTCTTTAACTTTGAATGAAGACTTTTATAATGTACTTCAACTCTATAAAACTGAGCATAACTAATTATAAGGAACTTCATCTTGGCAGAAGACATCCATGCTCCTCGGCAACCTTTACAAGACCTCCTCGGCGCGTTACATGGTAAGTTTGGTGACAACTTAGAAGAGGCTGTTAATGCTTCAACAGCACCTCTTTTAGATACGATAGATCTTAATTCTAGAATAATTAGCACGTTTAAAGCTGAACTAATAGAAAAATATAAAGAAGATGCTCATAAAACTGGGTGTGCTGAGATACTTGATGAGGTTTTCAGTGACTTTGCGATTGCAATGTACCTTAATTCAATCGGCCTTATTGTTCCGGCACGAATGTCCATAAGGAGAGCATTTGAGCTTGGACTTTCTGTCATATACATGTGGGATATGCCACAGGAATATTGGGGATGGAAAAAATGTGATCAGGATTTAAGCTTCTCTGCTATGGTTACACACTTGAACTCTTCTGGTTATAACGAGTATATGAAGCAATTAAGGGGGGAGTCGGAAAATTCATGCTTTTGCGATCAGGTAAATTTTCAAAGACTTTACAGAATCCTAAGTAACACCGTTCATGGAAAAATTGCCGATCTACCTGCATTAGCACCGGAGAGATTTTCTACCATTACAAATGGGCTATTAGAACATCTACAACTAATTATCGATACTCAAAACTCTGTTATATGCCTACTGTTTGGACGTTTCTCAGAGCTTGAGCAAACGATTTGCACTATATTTCCTCAAATCAAAAGGACTTAAATATATGAGCATGCAAACCACAACAATACAACTGAGCGGAGAAGACCTCCTCCAAACAGCAAGATGTGAGGATTTGTTATACGACCAAATTAAGATGGTATCTGTATTAGGTGATTTTGAACGGCGCATTATTGACTCGTTAAAAGGGAGTGGGGCCAACCTGCTTGAAGGTGCTCGAGGTGTTGGAAAATCCATGCTTCTCCGCATGGCTGAAATTGAGTTAGACAAAGAATTTTCTGTAGATAAAAAACTTGGCGTATATGTAAATTTTAAAACCAGCACTTTACTTGAAGGTGTTAAAGCTGATGAACGAGATGCTTTTCAGATTTGGGTAAATATAAAAATTTTAGAAGCATTGCATGAGAAAATGCTTGCATTAAATCTAATTGCAAAAACTGGAGTAGCGGACCCTTATCAGCGAGTTTTTGGAGTATCTTCAGTACTTGAAACAAAAGCAATGCTCGAGGAGAAAATCCATTTACTTCAAAAATTGGCTTTTAGTCGAAATTCACATGCCGAAATTCTTGACCAAATAGGTGAAGATTTTCTAAGGAAGGTGCGAATAAGCGGGGAAATTCTTCTCGGCTGACTCAGTCATTTCATTTCTTCATGTTTGAGCCGATTTTTTCTCCCGTAAATGCCTTGAATCAGCCTATTTAGACCGTTTCTTCGCCATTTAAGGCGTTATCCCCAGTTTTTAGTGAGATCTCTCCCACTGACGTATCATTTGGTCCACCCGAAACAGGTTGGCCAGGGTGAATAACATCGCCAGTTGGTTATCGTTTTTCAGCAGCCCCCTGTATCTGGCTTTCACGAAGCCGAACTGCCGCTTGATGATGCGAAACGGGTGCTCTACCCTGGCACGGATGCTGGCTTTCATGTATTCGATGTTGATGGCCGTTTTGTTCTTGCGCGGATGCTGCTTCAAGGTTTTTACCTTGCCGGGACGCTCGGCGATCAGCCAGTCCACATCCACCTCGGCCAGCTCCTCGCGCTGTGGCGCTCCTTGGTAGCCGGCATCGGCTGAGACAAATTGCTCCTCTCCATGAAGCAGATTACCCAGCTGATTGAGGTCATGCTCGTTGGCCGCGGTGGTGACCAGGCTGTGGGTCAGGCCACTCTTGGCATCGACACCAATGTGGGCCTTCATGCCAAAGTGCCACTGATTGCCTTTCTTGGTCTGATGCATCTCCGGATCGCGTTGCTGCTCTTTGTTCTTGGTAGAGCTGGGTGCCTCAATGATGGTGGCATCCACCAAAGTGCCTTGGGTCATCATGACGCCTGCTTCGGCCAGCCAGCGATTGATGGTCTTGAACAATTGACGGGCCAGTTGATGCTGCTCGAGCAGGTGGCGGAAATTCATGATGGTGGTGCGATCCGGCAGGGCGCTATCCAGGGATAATCGGGCAAACAGGCGCATGGAGGCGATTTCGTACAGGGCATCTTCCATGGCACCGTCGCTCAGGTTGTACCAATGCTGCATGCAGTGAATACGCAGCATGGTCTCCAGCGGATAGGGCCGTCGGCCATTGCCCGCCTTGGGATAAAACGGCTCGATGACAGCGGTCATATTCTGCCATGGCAGAATCTGCTCCATGCGGGAGAGGAAAATCTCTTTTCGGGTCTGACGGCGCTTAGTGCTGAATTCACTATCGGCGAAGGTGAGTTGATGGCTCATGATGTCCCTCTGGGATGCGCTCCGGATGAATATGATGATCTCATATCAGGAACTTGTTCGCACCTTCCCTATGGGCGTCTGGATGATTGCCCTGATACTGATTGCCAGCCTTATAGCTGGAGTTGTTATTTACATTGATGTTATCTCGGATTTCATTATCGATGCCAATTTCCTTCATCTCCTATAGATGTTTTTGCGTGAGCGCTGCTTTTCGCAAAATTGCTGTGTGAAAATACTGACCCTTGGGTTCAGCGCTCATCCAAAAGCATCTCGTCAATATCCAACTAACCGGGGTGGTTTGTTGGATGAGGTGCCTCAAATTCAAATAGCCTAGCTTCGGCGAGGTTTTTTCATTTGTAAGACCTCTATCAGGAAGCGATGTCTAATCTCATTGACCGAAGGAATAAGTACAGCGTAATTTATTTCTGTGGTGAATCCTTTCTAAGCGAAAGGGCGTTCCAGTCGACTGCTATCTGCAGGTATGCGCGCGGCTTTGCTGACTGGGGTAGAGTCACCGGGAGGCACCCGGCACCATGACAACAATAATACAAGCTTCAAATTCCTTGAGAGCCTGCCATAAAAAGCAGGCCTTTTTTTATGGTTTTGCAAACTGCTGCTACTCTTTGAATTGTGGGAAGTAACTGAATGCCCTGTGGTTCTCCTGGACCGATAGTGAATCAGCCGATACAGCTTCACTCCTGAGCATAGGCCTTACTCACACCTACCTTACAAATAGTCAACTCATTAGCCCGCCTTCAAAAGCGGGCTTTTTTTATTCTCACGACAGCACCCGCATAGAGCGAGGTGAGAGCATGTATCGAATGGACAAAATAACTACTGGCATTTCCTACGGCGCATCGGGAGGTAGTGCCATTTACTGGTTTAGAAGACTTCTTGACGGTTACTCCCCAGAGCAGTGGGCGGCTATAGGTGTTATCGGTAGTTTACTGTTCGGCTTGCTCACCTTTCTCACCAACCTGTATTTCCAAATCAAAGCAGACCGTCGAAGAGCTGCGCGAGGTGAATGATGTCTAATAAATCAAAACTCAGCGCAGCAGTGCTGGCACTAATCGCATCAGGTGCATCTGCTCCACTCATTTTTGACCAGTTCATCAGCGAGAAAGAAGGCAATGCGCTGGTGGCCGTTGTTGATCCGGGTGGGGTCTGGTCTTTATGTCACGGCGTGACCGTCATCGATGGCAGGCGTGTTGTTAAAGGCATGACGGCCACTGAAGAACAATGTCGCAAGGTTAACGCTATTGAACGCGATAAGGCATTAGCCTGGGTTGATCGCAATATCAAAGTGCCTCTGACAGAGCCACAAAAGGTAGGCATTGCGTCCTTCTGCCCGTACAACATTGGTCCCGGGAAATGCTATCCATCGACATTCTACCATCGCATCAACGCTGGTGACCGTAAAGGGGCATGCGAAGCAATCCGCTGGTGGATTAAAGACGGTGGCCGTGATTGCCGACTAACCAAAGGCCAAAAGAACGGCTGTTACGGTCAGGTCGAGCGGCGCGTCCAGGAAAGCGCACTGGCATGCTGGGGGATAGATCAGTGAACCGCCTTACCGCCATTATCTCCGCGGTGTTGGTGTGCCTGATTGTCTGCCTTGGCTGGCTGGCAATGCACTACCACAACGCTGCCAGTCAGCAGCAGACGCGCGCAGAAACCGCAGAGCAGCAGATTAACGCCGCTGAGTCAGTGACCTCTAACGTCCTGACCAACATGACCATTTTCAACACCATCTCCGAGGTCAACCAGCATGCAAAAGAGCAGATCGCACTGGACGCATCGGGAGCATCGGCAGATATCAAGGTTGCTGTTGCGAACGATGATTGTGCTCGCCGCCCTGTTCCTGATGGCGCAGTTAAGCGGCTGCAGCAATACGCGGACGGTTTACATCAAGGTGCCGGTGGTGCCGCTTCCGGCAAACCTCACGGCTGAGACGCCTTACCCGGCTATCCTGGATCCGATGTCATGGGGGCAAAGTCTGGACCTGAATGTCAGCCTGCTTTCTGCGCTTGGGCAGTGTAACCGCGACAAGGCCGACATAAGGCAGGCTGAGAAAGCAAGATCCAGCCAATAAAGGCACTTCAGTAGTTCTTCACTGAGTGCCTTAGATTTCTCATCCAATTTCGGCAATTAGTTGTGTAAATCGGGCCTCAGCCTCTTGGAGGGTAGAGCAAGAAATATTACCCTCAAATTTTAGTTTTGTCCCATCGCTACGAACCCAGATATTCGCAACATCATGTTTGAGGATATCGCCGATCTCAAACGCAACATCCTCTGGTGCGCGTGCCGCAGAAAAATACCTGCCTCCGTCGCTCTCGAAGAGATAAACGACTAAATGTGCGTGGTCAATCGCATGCTTCTTGATAACAACGTAATGCATTACATCAACCATTAATCCTCCTTGGTAAAGATGTGATTCCTTGACAGGAATGATTTCTCTGTAGGAGCTACTTCGGATAGTGGCAGCCATTACAAAGCTCGCCTGCTGGTGGGCATGTCGTGCTGTAGAGCGTCTAGTTGCCGACTGTTAAGCATTACATCAGGCCCTGTGTAGATGCCTGCAATACAAAGTAAGAATAGCTCGTTCATTCTTCGTTTGTATATATGTTATAACTTCGGAAACATTTAGTAAGGAGCGCAGAATGAGTAAGTTTTTATGTTTCCTCGTATTATTCCTGGTGGGATGTCAGGGGCCAAAACAACAAACATTAACACCAAAGCAGAGACAGGAGTTCCCCATAATCAATCAATGGGCTGTAAAATTTAAAGAGGCAGTTGAAAGTAGATTTCCATATGCCAGTAGATATGTCGGAGATACATGCACTATCCGTGTTCATCAGCCGAAAGGAACAAATAAAATCACCAATATGCATGTAGTAGAAGGGAACCCGGAATTGTGTAAAGCGGCAGTTAAAGCTATACAGACCGCCAGTGATGATGGTTTATTACCCCTTACGCCGGAGCTTATCGGTGAGGAGTTTCCGTTGGATTTCAAACCATAGACGCGTCTCAGAACCACTATAACTTTTGTATTGCCTTCGCCATCGCAATACAGCAGACATTCACGGAGTGCCTGTGATAATGCTTTCAGAAGAGTATACGCTGCCTTATCATACAGTTTTTATAACTGTATGATAAGGATGCTTATGTTGTATTTTCTAGTGTGGGAGATTTACTCCGCTGATTGGATTTTAGTAAAGAAGGGGAATGTCTTCCTTCGATTAGAAGAGGGGCAGGATGTAGACTCTCAGGTTTTGTTAACTGAGATGGGTATTGCTGAAGCAAACAACGTCAGCCGTCGCCAGTGTGTTGTTACCTCAATCCAGCCAATCCAAAAACTCGAAGCATAACTTTATCCTCATTGGCCACTGGCATCCGCTGGTGGCATTTTTAATGCGCATCGCACGCGCATATCAAAGAAAGTCTTGCAGCTGTGAGCCTGGGCAAACCGTTAACTTTCGGCGGCTTTGCCGTGCATTAGAGCTTTACTAAACAGCATTCAGTATTATCCTAATAGCTCTTTAATAAAAGGAGTTAGGCTTATGAGAATCCTCTGGGCTATTTGTGTTGTTTTCGGGGCTATTGGTTTTGTTCAAGGTATCGTTGGGGTTTTCGGCGCTGTCAGCGCACCTCAGCAAGCAGCAGGAGCAGCCATGGGAGTTGCCTGGGCAGTAATTCCTTACTGCATTGTCCGAGCCATACAGCAGATGCGGCCGCAGGAAGTAGTGATTAAAAAAGAAGATTGATTGTCATTATCCATATCAAACCAAGCCTCGCGTTAGCGGGGCTTTTTAATGTACATCGTACGTGCAGATCGAAGAAGGTCTTTCAGATGTGAGCCTGCCACTGCGGCGAAGCCGCGCTGCATGATATGACCAACATTCATTAATGCAAAACAGACGTTTAGATGTCTAAATGATTGTTGATGAATGCATGTAAATGATAATCAATGTCATTATGGGTCCTTTCCGCCAATCCGCCTTGTTACGGGGCGGCGACCTCGCAGGTTCTCGCTATTTATGAAAATTTTCAGGATTTTGCCTTTTCCGTTCTTCTTCTTGCTAAGTATCTGTCTTTGCTGGGTATAACCCACCACAAGAAAGGAAGTGTTAAAGCCTGGTAGTAGTCATTTTACCCGGCATGGTTTCCTTACCCTGTGTTTTGCCTGGAGTTCGTCATGGAGGTCAATAAAAAACGCCTTTCAGAGATTTTTGGTGTCAGCATCCGCACGATCCAGAACTGGCAGGATCAGGGAATGCCAGTTGCACGCGGTGGTGGAAAAGGTAATGAAGTGCTTTATGACTCTGCCGCCGTAATCGAATGGTATTCCGCCCGTGACGCAGCGATAGAAAACGAAAAGCTGCGCAAAGAGGTTGAACAGCTGAGAGTTGATTCAGAATCAGACCTTGTGCCTGGCACGATTGATTATGAGCGCCATAGGCTTACCCGAGCCCAGGCTGATGCTCAGGAACTAAAAAATGCAAAAGAGTCCGCTGAGGTGGTGGAGACCGCATTCTGCACGTTCGTGCTGTCGCGGATAGCCGGAGAAATTGCCAGTATCCTTGATGGAATACCTCTGTCGGTTCAGCGGCGCTTTCCGGAACTGGAAAATCGACATATTGATTTCCTCAAGAAGGACATCATAAAAGCCATGAACAAAGCAGCTGCGCTGGATGAAATGATACCGGGGTTGCTGAGTGAATATATCGAACAGTCAGGTTAAGGGGCTACAGCACTCCGCGCGCTCGGGGCTCCGTTCGTTGTACCGGCCAGAACCGCAAACGGCGGTTGAGTGGGCAGACGAAAATTATTACCTTCCAAAAGAGTCTGCTTATCAGGAAGGGCGCTGGGAAACGCTGCCGTTTCAGCGTGCGATAATGAATGCGATGGGTAATGACTATATCCGCGAGGTCAATGTCGTTAAGTCTGCCCGAGTAGGCTATTCAAAAATGCTGCTCGGCGTGTATGCGTATTTCATCCAGCATAAACAGCGTAACTCGCTTATCTGGTTACCTACCGACGGTGATGCAGAAAACTTCATGAAATCCCATGTCGAACCGACAATCCGGGACATCCCCTCACTGCTGGCGCTGGCGCCCTGGTACGGTAAAAAGCACCGGGACAACACGTTGAGTATGAAACGTTTCTCGAATGGGCGAGGTTTCTGGTGCCTCGGTGGTAAAGCTGCAAAAAACTACCGTGAAAAATCTGTTGATGTGGCGGGTTATGACGAGCTGGCGGCATTTGACGATGATATCGAGAAAGAGGGCTCTCCAACGTTCCTGGGGGATAAACGTATTGAAGGGTCGGTCTGGCCTAAATCGATACGAGGATCCACACCCAAAATTAAAGGGACATGCCAGATTGAACGTGCCGCCAAGGAGTCTGAGCATTTCTTGCGCTTCTATGTTCCATGCCCACACTGTGGGGAGGAGCAGTTCCTTAAATTTGGCGATAAAGATACGCCATTCGGGTTCAAATGGACGCCGGGCGATCCTGCCAGCGTTATATATCTGTGTGAACACAATGCCTGCGTAATTAAACAGCAGGAACTCGATTTTTCGCAGGCGCGGTACATCTGTGATGAAACCGGGATCTGGACGCGTGACGGACTTTGCTGGTTTTCATCATCGGGTACCGAAATTGATCCGCCTGACAGCGTAACCTTTCACGTCTGGACAGCCTATAGCCCCTTCACAACCTGGGTGCAAATCGTCAAGGATTGGATTAAGACCAAAGGCGACACGGGCAAGCGTAAGACGTTCGTCAACACAACGCTTGGTGAAACATGGGAGCCTAAAATTGGTGAGCGTCCTGATGCTGAGGTGATGGCCGAACGTATTGAGCACTTCGGTGCCAGGGTGCCGGAGCGCGTGGCCTACCTTACTGCCGGTATTGACTCCCAGCTTGATCGTTACGAAATGCGTGTCTGGGGCTGGGGGCCTGGCGAGGAAAGCTGGCTTATCGACAAAATTATCATTATGGGTCGCCATGATGATGAATCCACGCTTCTGAGGCTCGATAAGGCGATCAACAAAACCTATCCGAGGCCTAACGGCGTTGAGATGCTTATTTCCCGCATCTGCTGGGATATCGGCGGCATAGACCCGACGATTGTTTATAACCGCTCGAAAAAGCATGGTCTGTTTCGTGTCATCCCTGTTAAAGGCGCATCTGTTTACGGTAAGCCCGTGGCGAATATGCCTCGTAAGCGTAACAAGAACGGCGTTTATCTCACTGAGGTAGGAACAGACACCGCGAAAGAGCAGATTTATAACCGTTTCACGCTGGTGGTAGAAGGCGACGAACCGCTGGCGGGAGCGGTTCACTTCCCTAATAACCCTGAAATATATGATTTAGCTGAGGCTCAGCAGCTTACGGCTGAAGAGCAGGTTGAGAAGTGGGTAGACGGGAAGAAAAAAATCGTCTGGGACAGTAAAAAACGACGAAATGAGGCGCTTGACTGTTTTGTCTATGCACTTGCAGCTCTGCGGATAAGTATCTCCCGCTGGCAGCTGGATCTGGATTCTCTTCTGGCCAGCTTACGGGAAGAAGACACTGGGCGTAAAAATAATAAATCTCTGGCGGATTATGCCAGGGCATTAGCGGGAGATGAATAATGGCAACACAGGCTGAACTGGATGCCGCGCGCGCAGCGTTACATGATCTGATGATGGGAAAACGGGTTGCGACGGTACAGAAAGACGGTCGAAGGGTGGAATTTACGGCGACGTCAGTCAGCGATCTGAAAAAGTACATCGCCGATCTAGAGTCACAGGTCGGTACCACTTCACGACGCCGCGGGCCGGCAAGGTTCTACGCATGAAAATTCCTTCTTTAGTTGGCCCCGACGGGAAAACCTCCCTGAGGGAATATGCAGGCTATCACGCTGGTGGCGGCGGATTCGGTGGGCAGCTAAATGCCTGGAATCCCCAGAGTGAAAGTGCCGACGCCGCACTTCTGCCGAACTTCGCCCGGGGGAATGCCCGTGCTGATGATCTGGTTCGTAACAATGGTTATGCGGCAAACGCCGTTCAGCTTCACCAGGATCACATCGTCGGGTCTTTTTTCAGACTGAGTTACTGCCCGAGCTGGCGTTATCTCGGCATTGAAGAAGAGGAAAGCCGAGCATTTGCCAGGGAGGTGGAGGCCGCCTGGTATGAATATGCGGAGGATGACTTTTGCGGGATTGATGCCGAGCGCAAGCGTACCTTTACGATGATGATCCGTGAAGGCGTTGCGACGCACGCATTTAACGGTGAACTGTGCGTCCAGCCCACCTGGGACCGTGATTCATCGCGACTTTTTCGCACGCAATTTAAAATGGTTAGTCCAAAACGCGTGAGTAATCCCGGTAATACAGGTGACACGCGTAACTGTCGCGCGGGTGTCAAAATCAGTGATAGCGGCGCAGCGCTGGGGTACTACGTCAGTGAAGACAGCTATCCTGGCTGGATGTCGCAAAAATGGACCTATATACCACGGGAACTGCCTGGCGGAAGACCATCATTCATCCATATTTTTGAACCGCTTGAGGATGGACAGACCCGCGGCGCAAACGTGTTTTACAGCGTGATGGAGCAGATGAAGATGCTCGACACCCTGCAAAATACTCAGCTCCAGAGCGCAATTGTAAAAGCTATGTATGCGGCGACAATCGAGAGCGAGCTTGATACCGATACGGCGATGGACTTTATCCTCGGCGCGGATAGTAAGCAGCAAAATAAGCTGACGGGCTGGCTTGGCGAAATGGCAGCATACTACGCTGCAGCGCCGGTTCGCCTCGGTGGCGCGAAAGTTCCTCATCTTATGCCGGGCGATTCCCTGAACCTTCAGTCAGCACAGGATACCGATAACGGTTATTCCACCTTTGAACAATCACTCCTGCGCTATATTTCGGCCGGTCTTGGTGTTTCGTATGAGCAGCTTTCCCGTAACTACTCTCAGATGAGCTATTCGACGGCGCGCGCCAGTGCCAATGAATCCTGGGCGTTCTTTATGGGGCGTCGCAAGTTTGTCGCGGCCCGGCAAGCCTGCCAGATGTTCGTCTGCTGGCTCGAAGAGGCGATTGCGCGCCGGGTTGTCACGCTCCCGTCCAAAGCCAGGTTTAGCTTCCAGGAGGCGAGAACTGCCTGGGGTAACGCCAACTGGATTGGCTCGGGGCGCATGGCTATTGATGGGCTGAAGGAGGTGCAGGAGGCCGTGATGCTGATTGAGGCTGGTCTCAGCACATATGAGAAGGAGTGTGCCAAACGCGGAGATGACTATCAGGAAATATTTTCTCAGCAGGTACGTGAAACTATGGAGCGCCGGAGCGCGGGACTTAAACCTCCGGCATGGGCGGCTGCTGCATTTGAATCTGGGCTGAAAAAATCAAACGAGGAGGTAAAAGATGACGCCAGAGCTGCGTAATCTCCCGCATATTGCCAGCATGGCCTTCAATGAGCCGCTGATGCTTGAACCCGCCTACGCGCGGGTTTTCTTTTGTGCGCTGGCAGGCCAGCTGGGTATCACCCGACTGACTGATTCCGCTTCTGGCGTCTCGCTCGGCGCTGAACAAATTGCAGAGCCGCTGGCGCTGTTTGGCGATGACGAGGAAATGGGGCCCCGGCCAGCGCGGAGCTATCAGGTAACAAACGGGATCGCGGTGCTGCCCGTTTCCGGGACGCTGGTCAGCAAAACCCTGTCACTGCAGCCTTTTTCCGGTATGACGGGCTATAACGGGGTCATTGCCCGACTGCAGCAGGCAATGAGTGATCCCGGGGTAGACGGTATTCTGCTGGATATGGACACGCCGGGCGGGATGGTGTCCGGGGCTTTCGATTGTGCCGACATTATTGCCCGGATGCGGGATATCAAGCCCGTTTGGGCGCTGGCAAATGATATGAACTGCAGCGCAGGGCAGCTAATTGCTAGTTCTGCATCGCGACGGCTTGTCACGCAAACGGCCAGAACCGGCTCCATCGGCGTCATGATGGCGCACAGTAATTATGGCGCTGCGCTGAAAACTAACGGCGTTGAGGTCACGCTGATATACAGCGGCGATCATAAAGTCGACGGCAATCCCTACGAAAAACTACCAAAGGACGTTCGCGCTGATTTTCAGACGCGCATCGATGCCACTCGTCAGATGTTTGCCGAAAAGGTTTCCGCTTATACCGGAATGTCAGTGCAGGCCGTACTGGACACCGAAGCGGCCGTCTTCTCCGGTCAGGAGTCCGTGGATAACGGTCTGGCGGATGAACTTGTTAACAATACCGACGCGCTCAGCGTGATGCGTGAAGCACTCGACAGACGCAAAAAAACAACCACTGGAGGAACTATGCCATCACCTTCTGCATCTGCAGCGACCAATCAGCCAGCTGACCAGGCAGAAACACAGACGACTGCACCGGCTGAGCAGGTCACCACCGTTGACACAACAACTGCTGCCTTAACGGCCCCGGCAGACCTCAGCGCTCAGGTATCGGCAGCCGTAGCCGCCGAGAATGGTCGCATCATGGGTATTCTGAACTGCGAAGAGGCAAAAGGTCGTGAATCACAGGCTCGTGCGCTGGCAGAAACGCCGGGCATGACGGTCGAGAGTGCACAGCGCATTCTGGCCGCGGCACCGCAAAGCGCCCAGGCGCGTACCGATACGGCGCTGGATCGCCTGATGGAAACCGCACCAGGCGCTCTTTCAGCAGGGAATGCCTCTGCTGAAGCCGGCGACGATTTGTTAAACACCCCCGTTTAAGAGGCTAACATGGCAATCACCGAAGTATTTACTCATCACCAGCCGCTCGGTAACAGCGATCCGGCACACACCGCGTATGCACCGGGCGAGCTGACAGCATCCACCCCGGCAATGACCCCGCTCATGCTCGATGCTACGTCCGGCAAGTTAACCGTCTGGGACGGCGAGCATGCAGGTGCAGCAACCGGCATTCTGGCGGTTACCGCTGACCAGAGCAGTGCTGAACTGGCATTCTATAAATCCGGTTCTTTCCGCATCGAAGATGTGCTCTGGCCATCTGCCGTTACCGACGAAAATATCAAGCGTAACGCGTTCGCCGGTACTGCAATCAGCATCGTTTAATCACCCTCAACTTTCATAAAAGCCGCTTATGCGGCTTTTTTTACGGGAAAAATCTATGTCAGTTTACACAACAGCCCAGCTTCTGGCGGTCAATGAGAAGAAATTCAAGTTCGATCCGCTCTTCCTGCGTATCTTCTTTCGCGAAACCTATCCCTTCAGTACAGAAAAAGTCTACCTGTCGCAAATTCCGGGCATGGTCAATATGGCGCTGTACGTATCGCCGATTGTCTCCGGGAAAGTGATTCGTTCCCGTGGTGGCAGCACGTCGGAATTTACGCCGGGGTATGTGAAGCCAAAACACGAAGTGAATCCGCTGATGACCCTCCGCCGCCTGCCTGATGAAGATCCACAGAATCTGGCCGACCCTGCCTATCGCCGCCGACGCATCATTCTTCAGAACATGAAAGATGAAGAGCTTGCAATTGCGCAGGTAGAAGAAAAGCAGGCCGTTGCTGCTGTCCTCAGTGGTAAATACACCATGACCGGGGAAGCGTTTGAGCCGGTTGAAGTTGATATGGGACGCAGTGCCGGTAACAACATCACCCAGGCGGGTGCAGCTGCCTGGTCTTCTCGCGACAAAAAAACGTACGACCCGACCGATGATATTGAAGCGTACGCGCTTAACGCCAGCGGTGTGGTCAACATTATCGTCTTCGATCCAAAGGGCTGGGCGCTGTTTCGCTCCTTTGACGCGGTGAAGGAAAAGCTGGATACGCGTCGCGGTTCAAGCTCTGAGCTCGAAACCGCCGTAAAAGACCTGGGAATGGCCGTCTCATATAAGGGGATGTATGGCGACGTTGCCATCGTTGTGTACTCCGGTCAGTACATCGAGGATGACGTCAAAAAGAACTACCTGCCGGATCTGACAATGGTGCTGGGAAATACCCAGGCGCGCGGTCTGCGTACCTATGGCTGCATTCTGGATGCAGATGCACAGCGCGAAGGCATTAATGCTTCAACGCGCTATCCGAAAAACTGGGTGCAAACGGGCGACCCGGCTCGCGAGTTCACCATGATTCAGTCAGCTCCGCTGATGCTGCTGCCAGATCCGGACGCGTTCGTTTCAGTCAAGCTGGCATAACTTTCCCCAGTGGCCCTGTTGGGCCACATTTCTGGAGTATTTCCCATGACAGAAAAAGAAACCCTTATCGCCCGACTGAAAGAGCTGGGCGTAAAGCTTGATCGTGAGGTCAACGTCACAGGCACCATCCAGGAGCTTACGTTACGTATTTCTGAGCTCGAAGAGGAACTCGACGAAGACGGAGAAGAGGGCGATGAGGTGTCAGTTGCCAGCACTACTGCTATCAGCACTTCGGGCCAGCCCGGCCCAGAGAACACCTCTGGCTCTATTACCGAGAATCCTGCGTCAAATGAGCCCGGCGAGCTGGTGGCGGTTGAGACACTGGTGACCTTGCACATTGATGCACTTCACGCCACACGCAACGAGTCCCTCTATATTGTTGAGCCTGGTGTCGTTATTCGCGTGACCGAAGCGGAGGCTACCGAACTGATTTCTCAGGGGCTGGCCCGGGAAGTCTGACAGGGGGCTTAATGGCTGATTTCGATAATCTTTTTGATGAAGCGATGGCGCGCGCGGATACCACTATACGTGGAGTGATGGGCGCAGAGGCAAGGATAACCTCTGGATCTTTATCCGGCGTCACGCTCCGCGGGGTCTTTGACGATCCAGAGAACATCGGTTTCGCAGAAGCGGGGATCAGAATTGACGGAACCAGGCCGACGTTTTTTGTGAACTCATCGGATGTAAGCGGGCTGGAACGTCTGGACACGCTGAAGGTAAACGGGCGTGAATTTTGGGTTGATCGCGTGGGCCCGGATGATTGCGGTTCCTGCCATGTATGGCTGGGTAGTGGATCACCTCCCGGCGGATCGCGGCGTCGTTAAGGAGCATTCATGTCGATAAAAGGTCTTGAGCAGGCGATTGCTAACCTGGATAGCCTGGACAGAAATATGGTTCCCAATGCCAGCGCATGGGCTGTGAACCGGGTTGCTGCTAATGGCGTCTCGGTTGCCGTCCGAAGAGTGGCGAAAGAAACGGTAGCCGGTGATAACCGCGTTTCGGGGATACCTGTAAAGCTGGTCAGACAAAGGGTGAGAATCAACAAAGCCTCGGCGTCAGGGCACTCAGCGGCCCGAATTAAGGTTAACCGGGGCAACCTTCCCGCCATCAAACTCGGTGCCGCGCAGGTCAGGGCGACGAACCGAAAAGGCCCGCTGGTTCGAAAAAGTAGCGTGCTGAGAATTGGCCGTTATGTTTTTCGCGACGCCTTTATCCAGCGCCTGGCGAACGGCCGCTGGCACGTCATGAAGCGCATTGCAGGAAAAAGTCGTTATCCCATCGACGTGGTCAAAATCCCATTGTCCGCGCCCCTCACTACTGCTTTCGAAGCAGAGAAGAAACGCATGCTTGAAGAGGAAATGCCAAAACAACTTGGCTATGCCCTCAGGCAACAACTGAGGTTGCATCTGACACGATGAAACACACTCTCATTCGCCAGAAAATTATTGATGTGCTTGAAGAGGCCATCGGGATCGACGTCATGTTTTTTGACGGGCGTCCGGCTGTCATTGAGGAGGAGGATTTTCCTGCCGTCGCGGTCTATCTGACCGATGCGGAGTATACCGGCGAAGAACTTGATGCCGATATGTGGGCGGCAACGTTACATATCGAGGTCTTCCTGTCCTCGCAGGTACCAGATTCCGAACTGGATGAATGGATGGAAAGCCATATCTATCCGGCCCTCGCTGATGTTCCCGGCCTCGATTCACTGTTAACGCTCATGGTTCCACAAGGCTTCGATTACCAGCGCGATGATGCGATGGGGCTGTGGACCTCCGCCGATATGAAATATTCAATCACTTACGAAATGTGAGGAAAACATGCCAACACCAAATCCACTTGCTCCTGTAAAAGGCGCCGGTACCACCCTCTGGCTTTACACCGGAACGGGCAACGCTTTCGCTAACCCACTCTCTGATATCGACTGGAATCGCCTGGCGAAAATCAAAGAACTTACGCCGGGCGAAATGACCGCCGAATCTTATGACGACACTTACCTCGACGACGAGGATGCCGACTGGAACGCCACCGCCCAGGGGGCAAAATCTGCTGGCGATACCTCGTTCACCCTCGCCTGGAAGCCGGGTGAAGAAGGGCAAAAAGACCTGGTCGCATGGTTTATTGATGGCTCAGTACGCTATTACAAAATCAAATACCCGAACGGTACCGTCGACGTTTTCCGCGGCTGGTGCAGCAGCCTGGGTAAAGCCATTCCGGCAAAAGAGGTCATTACCCGTACAGCGAAAATCACCAATACCGGCAAGCCGGAACTGGCAGAAGAAAGCGGTACCCCGAATATCCCCGTGACCGGCGTTACGCTCGATAAAGCCACGGCAAGCGTGGTCGTCGGCGCAACCACAACGCTCAATGTGACGGTTAACCCTGCCAGCGCCTCAGATACCTCGTTCCGCGTGGCAACCTCAGACGGGGCAAAAGCAACGGTCACCGTTAGCGGCAACGCGATCACCGTCACCGGCGTGGCGGCAGGCACCGCTGACGTTATTGTTATGACCAGCGACGGTAATTTCGTTGCGGTCTGCAAAGTCACCGTAACTGCAGCGTAAGGAAGGACGCATGTTTCTGAAAAAAGATAAGTTCACCTGGCAAACAGAATCACTGACCATCTTCGAGCTGTCGGCGCTGCAGCGTATTGAGTACATCACGTTTATGGCCGCAGAGGAAAAGGCCGTCAGCGCTGAGAGCGACGGCATCAGCGATCAGGAAATGACGGCCAGGCTGATTGGCTCAAATATTCGCTGCGGTGCGCGTTTGATCGCGATGTCTTTGTGGCATAACGATCAGGCTGGCACGGATGTGGAAACGCTTTATCAGCAGGTGCTTAGCGGCTGGCCGCCGGAGGCGATCGGTAAAGCAGAAATGGAAATAAAGCTGCTCTCCGGCATGCTCGTTCCGGTTGATGATGACAACGTTGCCGATCCGGATGCCTCCGTGGAGGCCGAAAGTGCTGAACCCGTTACGGCGGAAAAGCCCTTGCCAGCGAGCTAAAGTTTGTCCTGAATCTGGCGCGCGAGTTCGGGCGACCCGACTGGCGCGCCATGCTGGCTGGAATGACTTCCAGTGAGCTGGGCGACTGGCACCAGTTCTACCGGGAGCATTATTTTCAGGACGCGCAGCTCGATGCGCATTTCTCAGAGCTGCTTTATTCCATTTCCACTCTTTTCTTCCGCGACCCGGAACTTACCCCCGCACATTTCAGCCTGCTTTCTCCTTCGGATGTCGTCATCAGCGATGACGAGCCGGATGATGACACGCTGATGACCGCCGCTGAGGGGATAACAGGAGGTATCCGATATGGCCCAGCAGATTAGCGATCTGGTTATTAAGCTGGATGTTGACCGCGCAACCTTCAGCGAGCAGGTCGCCCGAATCAAAGGGCAACTGACAGGAATGGCGGATGAGTCTGATAAAGTTCAGGCGCGAATGCAGCGTGCTGCGGACCGTCAGAGCGCTGCACTAAAGAGTGTGGGCGACGCTGGCGCGGCGGCGGCCGCAGACATGAAAGCCCGTCAGTCGGCCGCAACGGAAGGGCTGACCAAAGACTGGCAGAGCGTTTCAAAGTCCGTTGATGAAACTCACCGCCGCGTTACCGAGCTAAATCAGCGCATGCGTGAGAATGACGGGCAGGCCGCAGCGCTTGCCCGTCGACAGGATGAACTGGCGGCATCCTTTTTCCGCCAGATTGACGGCGTTCGCCAGCTCAATGGTGAAACACAGTCGCTTGCGAACGTGCAGGCGCGCTTTCGCGCAGCCAGGGCACAGGGCAACATCACCCAGCAGGATTATCTTGCCCTTATTTCCCGAACCACGGCCCGGCAAAAAGAACTGCAGGTCGTGGAGGAAAAATCGGCCGCCGCGCGTACGCGATTCCTCAGCCAGCTGAAGCAACAGGTTGCAGAACAAAAGCTCTCCGGTACCGAGCTGCTGCGCATGAAGGCAGCGCAGGTTGGTGCAAGCGATGCGGCTGAGGTCTATATCCGCAAGCTCGAAGCTGCCAAAGTCGCCACGCACGGTCTGGGGCTGCAAAGTGCTGCCGCACGTCAGGAACTGGGAATACTGATCGGCGAGGTCATGCGCGGTAACTTCGGTGCGCTACGCGGCTCTGGGATCACGCTGGCGAACCGGGCAGGATGGATAGACCAGCTGCTGTCGCTGCGCGGCATGGGGATCGCCGGCCTGGTTGGTGGGATTGCCGCGGCGGTATTCGGGCTGGGTAAGGCCTGGTATGACGGCAGCAAAGAGTCTGAGGAATTTAACAGGCAGCTGATCCTGACCGGGAACTACGCGGGGAAAACGTCAGGGCAACTTCAGGCGCTGGCGCGCTCGCTGGCCGGTAATGGTATCACGCAGCATGCCGCTGCAGGCGTGCTGGCGCAGGTCGTTGGAAGCGGCGCGTTCAGCGGTAATGACGTTAGCATGGTCAGCAATGTTGCCGCCAGGCTGCAGCAGGCTACCGGGCAGGCTGTTGACGAAACCATAAATCAGTTTAAACGCCTGAGGGATGATCCGGTTAACGCGGTCGCGACGCTCAACGATTCCCTTCATTTCCTGACAGCCACCCAGTATGAGCAGATAGCTTCTGCTCAGGCGCTGGGGGATTCGCAGAAAGCTGCCGAGCTGGCCATGCGGGCATATTCTGACGCGGTCATTCAGCGCGCAGGGGCGGTCGAGGATAATCTTGGCTCCCTCGAAAAAGCCTGGAACTGGGTGAAGAATGCCGCATCCGGCGCATGGGATGCGATGCTTGGCATAGGGCGTAATCCTGACACCGCGATGAAGCGCCAGGATTCTTTTGCTGTATGGCAGGCAGCAGAGAAAGAGTACCGCGCACTGTCCAGCAATCTTAAGGTCGACCCGGACTATGCCGGTAACAACGTTCTGCAGAAAGCTGATGCGGAAAGGTTGAGAAACGCGCGCCAGCAGGTGGAGCTGAAAAAGCGGGCTTACGATCTTGCCGATCAGCAATACGCTCAGGAAGGGCTGGCAGCCGCGCGGGAAAAAATGCGGACGGACCAGCAGGCTCAGGCAATCCGCAGCCAGCAGCAGTTTAACCAGCTGGTGGAGTCCGGCGCGACGACGGCAGAAAAGCGGGCTTCAGCAGAGAAAAAGCTCAGTCAGCTTATTGAGAAAAACCGCCAGGATGCGAAAGACGGTGTCGCCACGCTGTGGACTGAAAAAGACATTGCCGCGGCCCGCGCCGGGATTGAAAAGCAGTTTAAGGACGTCAAAACGCCGAAAGGCAAGAGCTATTCAACGCCCGCCGGAGACAAGGCCGAGGAAAAGGCCCAGGCCGAACTCCTCACCCTTCAGGCCCAGCTTAAAACGCTCGAGCAGCATACCAGCGTAAACGACGTCATAAGCAAACAGCGTCAGGACCTCTGGCAAACTGAAAATCAATTCACCGTTCTGCAGGAGGCTGCTGGTCGTCGTCAGCTTACGGCGCAGGAAAAATCCCTGCTGACGCACAAGGAAGAAACGCTCGAGTACAAGCGGCAGCTGGCCGACCTGGGCGATAAGGTTGCCAGTCAGCAAAAGCTCAACCAGCTGGCCGATCAGGCCATGAAGTTTGAGCAGCAGCAAAAAGCCGCCAGGGCGGGTTTGCAGGCTCAGTCTGAGGGGGTATCCACCCGCGAGGCCGGACGACAATCCACCCTGCAGCGTCTCAGTGAGAGCTATTCCTACAATCCTCAGGCACAGCAAAAGGTTCTCGAAGAGCAAAGGGCAACTTTTGAGGCAGAAGATGCCCTGCGCGCAAACTGGCTTGCCGGTGCTAAGCAGGGCTGGGCTGAGTATCAGGATTCAGCGACAAACGTCTTCAGCTCGGTACAGCAGATTTCGCAGGCAACGTTCAGCGGGCTGGCGGGCCAGCTTACCAGCCTGACAACAACCGGAAAGGCGAGCTTCAGGGACTTTACGACGTCGATCCTCAAAATGATTGTCTCCGTTATCAACCAGCTGCTGGTGGCCTACACCATCCAGAGCGCGATGGGCTGGGTGAGTGGTGGTACCAATACAGCATCTGCAGGTCAGTCTTTTTCGGTACCGTCTTTCCGCCCTACGGGCTTTGACGCAGGCGGCTTTACCGGGCATGGTGGCAAGTACGAGCCAGCCGGTATCGTTCACCGCGGGGAGTTCGTCTTCACCAAAGAGTCAACCAGCCGCATCGGCGTGGCCAATCTTTATCGGCTGATGCGCGGGTATGCATCCGGTGGTCTGGTCGGCGGGGGGAGCGCAGCAGCTTCTGGTATCGGTGGGATTAACGTTTACGCACCCGTTTCAGTGACTACAGCGCAGTCTAACGATACGAAGCAGCAACAGAGTGGTGATGGTGCACTTGCTCAGGCTTATCAGAAAGTGGTTGATCGTTCGGTCCGCGAAGGCATCGCGCGCGAAACAAGGCCTGGGGGAATCATCTGGAATGCCACTAAACCGAGGTAAATGATGGCCATAGAGCATTTTGCATGGAAGATTCAGGCAGCAAGCCAGCCCACTCTGAGCAGCAAAGATACAGTCAGAACGGCACAGTTCGGTGATGGGTACAAGCAGGTAAGTGGTTCTGGCCTGAACGATGAGGTTCTAAATTATGCCTTTTCTTTTACTGGCGATCCGGTAATAGCCAGAGAGATTCATTCATTTCTGCGGAGGCATAAAACCAAGTCTTTCACATTCACTCCACCTGGTGGTGATTTAGCCCTCTGGCGTGTTGAGGCTGACAGCCTTAAGCGAGTCACCCTGAATAAAAAAGTGGAAACCGTAACCGCAACGTTTGAACAGGCATTTGCACCATGAGCCTTCATGCTGATTATCAAAAACTCGAGCCGGGCAATGAAGTCCGGCTTTTTTCTGTCGATGGTACGGCCTTCGGAATGTCAGATGTGCTTTTCTTCCATGCGCATAATATCGCGCATACACCAGAAGAGATTGATGCTGCTGGTGGGGATGAAAGTAAACTGCCTGCGAAATCCATCTGGTGGCAGGGGCAGGAATATAAAGCGTGGCCCTGCCAGATTGAGGGGATTGAGGTTTCCACCAGTGGGAGCAGCGCGCAGCCTAAATTATCGGTGGCTAACCTCGACAGCTCTATAACTGCGCTCTGTCTTGCCTATGATGATCTGTTGCAGGCGAAGGTCACGATCCATGATACGTTGGCCAGCTACCTTGATGCCCTAAATTTTCCAGGCGGGAACCCCACGGCAGACCCTACTCAGGAAAAGGTGAAAGTATTTTACATTGATGCAAAGAGCAGTGAAACCAACGAAGTTGTTGAGTTCACGCTATCCAGCCCGATGGACCTGCAGGGGCAAATGATCCCTACGCGGCAGCTTCATTCTCTGTGCACCTGGTGCATCAGGAACAAGTATCGCACCGGCGACGGCTGCGACTATGCCGGAACCCGATATTTCGACAAAAACAACAATCCGGTAAGCGATCCGTCGCTGGATGAATGCAACGGCACGCTGACGGCTTGCAAACTCCGATTCGGTGAAAATAACGAACTCTCGTTTGGTGGCTTCCCGGGCACGTCTTTGATCAGGAGTTGATATGCGTCAGAAAACCATCGATGCGATTATGGCGCATGCTGCAGCTGAATATCCTCGCGAGTGTTGCGGCGTGGTGGCGCAGAAAAGCCGCGTTGAGCGGTATTTCCCTTGCCGGAATCTTGCCGCGGCGCCGGAGGACAATTTTGTCCTTTGCCCGGAAGATTACGCAGTTGCTGAGGACTGGGGGACGGTGATCGCCATCGCTCATAGTCACCCTGATGCCACGACACAGCCGAGCGAACTGGATAAAGCGCAATGCGATGCAACGCTTTTACCTTGGCATATCGTTAGCTGGCCTGAGGGGGATTTACGCACCATCCAGCCGCGCGGAGAACTTCCGCTGCTGGAGCGTCCATTCGTGCTTGGTCACTTCGACTGCTGGGGGCTGGTAATGAGCTATTTCCGGCAAACACATGGTATTGAGCTCCACGATTACCGGGTTGATTATCCCTGGTGGGAAAATGACTATCCGGACAACTTCTATCAGGATTGCTGGTATGAGTGCGGATTCCGTGAATTCGACGGACCACCGAAACCCGGCGATATGGTGATCATGCAGGTCCAGGCCGATAAGTGGAATCACGCGGGAATTCTGCTGGAGGGAAATTTGCTGCTGCACCACCTGCATGGACATCTGAGCCAGCGCGTGCCGTATGGAGGCTACTGGCAGGAAAGGACGATGAAGATTTTACGTTACAAATCTCTGTGCTAACCTTTTGCAAAACCAAAGGGGATAGGGATATGAAAAAAACATTATTGGCATTTTCATTGTTAATTATGGCTGGTTGTTCGACAGAGCCAGTTCTCCCGCAGTATGCGAAAGAAGTGCCAACACCAAAAGAATTTCAACAGAAAACAAACACAACTGCCGTGACTATCATTCGCGATAAAGGTTTCGTTGCTGGTGGATGCGCTATAACAACCTATATCAATGGTAAGTATTTGGCTGAACTTGATACTGGGGAAAAAGTCACTGCTTTCTTAAACCCTGGCGATGTATTGGTTGGAGCAGGGTTTGCCGGGAAAGGCCTATGTAATGGCGCACCTAAAAAAGAACGGGAGTTTTCAATAAAAGAAAATGACCCACGAGCTTTAAGGATATTTATCGACCAAAGTGGGAATGTGGACATACTCCCGATGTCGATAAACTAGAATCAATTTTTAATACTAAAAGGCCACCTTCGGGTGGCTTTTTTATCGGGGTGATTCATGTCGGATGTAATGACACGCATTGAACTTGGCGGCGTTCTCGGAAAGACTTTTGGTAAAACACATTATCGCTCGATAAGCACAACACAAGAAGCCTGCAAAGCCTTATCTGCTACGATTAATGGTTTCGAAAAATTCATGAATACGAGCAAGCAAAGAGGACTTTCTTATGCAGTTTTTCGCGGCAAGAAAAATATAGGCATTGATGAATTAGGTTTTCCTGTTAAGGGTGAGGTTATAAGAATAGTACCAGTACCGATTGGAAGTAAAAAAGCAGGTGTATTACAAACTATTTTAGGTGCGGTATTAGTAGCAGTAGGGGTGGTATTGAATTTCACACCATTTGCAGGAGCATCACCATTTTTCTATCAAGCTGGTGGCGCTTTGATCCTTGGTGGTGTTGTCCAAATGCTATCACCTCAGCCAACCGGATTAGCCAGTAAACAAAGCGCAGATAACCGCGCATCCTACGCATTCGGTGGTGTAACAAACACCGCGGCGCAAGGCTATCCGGTACCGCTCCTATATGGCCGCCGGCTGATAGGTGGAGCGATTATTTCTGCCGGAATTTATGTCGAGGATCAGCAATGAAAAAACACTTGAGATTGACTATTTCAGGCCTGCAGCGAGTCGATGAAGGCATTTTAATCGGTGGGAGTGCAAAAGTAACAGTAACACGTGGCGAAGATTTTATTTGCCGCGAGAATTTTTCAGGAAAAGTTTCTGATAAATATTCCAAGCTATATGACATTGAGGATAACGGTCATCCTGTATCAGTAACGACTACAAGCGATTGTCCGTTTTTCAGAGCTGAAGCTGACTTTGTAAACCCATTTAGCGAAACAAACATCTAACTAATTTTCTTCAGAAGTAAGCCACCTCCGGGTGGTTTTTTTATGGGCGCAATATGGCTACAGAAAAAGTGTTAAAGGGCCGCAAGGGCGGCAGCTCAAGTTCCCGAACCCCTACCGAACAGCCTGATGATCTGCAATCTGTAGCGAAGGCAAAAATCCTCGTTGCGCTTGGGGAAGGGGAGTTTACAGGGCAGCTAACCGGCAAAGATATCTATCTGGACGGGACGGCGCTGCAGAACGCCGACGGCTCCCAAAACTTCAGCGGTGTGACCTGGGAATTTCGCGCAGGAACGCAGGCGCAAAATTACATCCAGGGCATTCCTGGTACCGAAAACGAAATCAGCGTTGGTACCGAAGTATCCAGCACTACAGCCTGGACGCGCACATTCACCAACACGCAGCTTTCAGCGGTTCGCTTGCGTCTGAAATGGCCGTCACTCTTTAAACAGGAAAACGACGGTGATCTAGTCGGCTACTCAATAAACTATGCTATCGACCTGCAGACTGACGGCGGTATCTGGCATACGGTACTCAATACCAGTGTGACCGGGAAAACGACATCAGGTTACGAGCGCAGCCACCGAATTGATTTACCACAGGGGGGCAGCACCTAGACAATCAGACTGCGTAAGATTACAGCCGATGCCAATAGTGCGAGGATCGGCGACACGATGACGCTGCAGAGCTTCACTGAGGTGATCGACGCCAAACTGCGCTACCCGAACACAGCATTGCTTTATATTGAGTTTGATTCAAGCCAGTTCAACGGCTCTATCCCGCAGATCTCATGCGAGCCACGCGGGCGCGTTATTCGCGTTCCTGATAACTACGATCCTGAAACCAGAACCTACTTAGGCACATGGACCGGGGCGTTTAAATGGGCATGGACCGATAACCCGGCGTGGATTTTTTACGACCTGGTGGTTTCTGACCGCTTCGGACTTGGTCACCGGCTCAGCGCGGCAAATATCGATAAATGGACGCTGTATCAGGTAGCTCAGTATTGTGATCAGAGAGTTCCTGACGGAAAGGGTGGCAGCGGTACCGAACCACGGTATACCTGCAACGTGTACATTCAGGACCGGAACGACGCCTACACAGTCCTGCGTGATTTTGCCGCTATCTTCCGGGGCATGACCTACTGGGGAGGCAATCAAATTGTTGCTCTGGCTGATATGCCTCGTGATGTTGATTACAGCTACACGCGTGCAAACGTTATTGATGGTCGCTTCACCTATTCGAGCAGCACCACGAAAAGCCGATACACTACTGCGCTGGTATCATGGTCCGATCCAGATAATGCCTATGCCGACGCTATGGAGCCGGTATTTGAGCAGGCGCTGGTTGCGCGGTACGGTTTTAACCAACTGGAAATGACCGCCATCGGCTGCACCAGGCAGTCAGAGGCAAACCGAAAGGGGCGCTGGGGCATTCTCACCAACAACAAGGACCGCGTTGTTTCGTTTGATGTAGGCCTGGACGGAAACATACCACAACCAGGCTACATCATCGCCGTGGCTGACGAACTGCTGTCCGGAAAGGTAATGGGGGGCCGCATTAGCGAAGTTAACGGTCGAGTTATCAGGCTTGATCGTGTTCCTGATGCGACTGCAGGTGATCGCCTTATTCTGAACCTTCCATCAGGAGCTTCGCAGAGCCGCACCATTCAGGCGGTAAACGGTGAATCGGTAACTGTCACAACCACGTACAGTGAGACGCCACAGCCTGAAGCAGTTTGGCTGGTGGAATCAAACGAGCTCTACGCGCAACAGTACCGCGTTGTCAGTGTGAGCGATAACAATAATGGTACCTTCTCAATCACTGCGGCATTTCATGACCCTGACAAATACGCCAGAATTGATACCGGCGCGATTATCGATCAGCGGCCGATTAGTGTTATTCCGCCGGGAAACCAGTCCGCACCAGCCAACATCGTGATCAGCTCGTTTTCTGTGGTTCAGCAGAATATCAGCGTCGAAACCATGCGCGTAAGCTGGGACCAGGCAAAAAATGCCATCGCCTATGAGGCACAGTGGCGCCGTAACGACGGGAACTGGGTGAACATGCCGCGCAGCTCGACTACGTCATTCGATGTTCCGGGAATTTATGCAGGGCGTTACCTGGTGCGCGTGCGCGCCATCAATGCTGCCGAAATATCATCAGGATGGGGGTATTCAGAAGAAAAGGCGCTGACAGGTAAAGTAGGCAACCCTCCGAAGCCTGTGGGATTCATGGCCACTGGCATTAACTGGGGTATTCGTCTGAACTGGGGATTCCCGGCAAACACCGGCGATACGCTAAAAACAGAAATCCAGTACACAGCCAACAGTGACTTTTCAGATCCGCTACTTCTGTCAGACGTGCCTTACCCATCTGCTGAATATACTCAGCTTGGACTGAGGGCAGGGCAGGAATTCTGGTATCGCGCGCAGCTGGTGGACAAAACAGGAAATGAATCAGGCTATACCGACTGGATTCGCGGCATGTCTAACGATAACGCCGATGATTATCTTGGTGATATAGCCGATGACTTCCTGAGCTCTGCTGATGGCGAACGGCTTACAAGCGATATCGATACAGATTTGGAAGCAGCACTGCAAAACGCACTGGCGAACAACGCTACGGTTGATCATCAGTGGGCGCAGTATGGTGAGGTTCGTGCTGAAATCCTCATTGTCAGAACGACAATAGCCGAAGTCGATAAAGCTATGGCTGAACTCTCCACGACTGTCCAGGCGCAAATTGAGGACGTCACGGCAACGCTTGAAGATAAGCTTACCGCAGTTGTTGATGCGGACGGCGCCACAGCGATTTATACCCTGAAGGCAGGGGTTCGCATCAACGATGTGATGTATAACGCCGGGATGTCCATTGCCGTGCTGGCTGAGGCTGGCAAACCTGTTGTGACGCGGGTCGGTTTCAACGCTAACCAGTTTGTGCTGATGAGTGGCAGTGGAGATACGCAATATTCTCCTTTCGCAGTGGTGAATGGTCAGGTGTTTATCAGCTCGGCATTCATTCAGGATGGGACAATAACCAATGCAAAAATCGGTGCTTTTATCCAGTCTAATAACTATGTCGCGGGTAATCAGGGATGGCGTCTGGATAAAAACGGTAATTTTGAAATTAACGGTGTTGCTGGCGGAGGGAGGATGATTATAAATAATCAGCTTATCCGTATTTACGACAGTAACAATGTCCTCCGTGTCCGTATGGGGTTATGGTGATGCCGCAGGGACTTCAATGTTGGGATTCAGCAGGTCGCATAGTTGTCGACCTGTCTGATTTCTCCATTCGTTATATTGGTAGTGCGAGCGTAACTTTTGCCACCGGCGAAAGTTCGAAAAATATCCCTTTCTCCGGAGTCTCTCAGGATGGTTCATTCATTACCATTGTCACTCAGGGGCTGGACGTGAATGAGTTTTTTTGTCGCGCTTTTAACGGCGGTTTTACTGCCATGTATCTTCCGGTTAATGGGGTACCATTTCCAAGAACACTTAATGTGGAGATTTATAATTTCCAATGAGCGGATTCGAGGTTTACAACGAGAGCGGGAAAATTACAGTTGACTCAGATAACAGGGGAACACTTTTCTATGATCAGAGAACCCTCGGCACAGTACAAAGCAAAGGTGCTTACAGAATAGATAGCCCTTTCGGAGATGGCAGTACGCTGGGCTATACACCGCAAGAGTTCTGGAATGACGGTAATTTAAGATGGTTACAACTCTCACCAAATAAGTATGGTATGCCAGGCGCCGAAATTCTTGAGGACTATGCTGGGATGATGATCCGCACCAGCAGGAATGCTGCTCTGGAGAGTGGTTATCTTGATGTTTTCAACGGTGCGGGTGAACTCATCTGGAGTGCCGTTTCAGCGTCTAAGATGCCAAGAATAATGGGGTTTTTTGATGTTCCACCTGGTTATGATCTTCAGAACAACACCTTTATCGTAACCCCAGGCTTTAACCCGTGGATTCTGGTCAATAACTGCCCTGGAAATTTAAGTGATGATGGAACTGTTGTCGGTTATTCAGGTATCACTCTGAAGTGGACCGGCTCACAATTGCATGGCCGGTACATTTCAAAAAATCAAAAAAGCTGGGGGCAAACGTTACAAAATCAGGGGATCAGAATCCCTCTTGCTCAGTTCGTTGGGATCTGACTTTGGCGGAACACGCGGATACTGAGTTGCTATCATATTTTGCTTAACACCTTTATCCGCATTGAAATGATAAATCACATTCATGCTGTCTGTTTTCTTATAACAGATATTACTGAGGCGTTTATAAATATGGCGACTGAAAAGCCCATCGCTTGTATCAGAAATAACATCCATTTGTCTGGCTGCGCAGTTAATCTGCACATTAACATCGCCACCCAGTGATAAACGGGCAGCATCGACAGGATAATCCATTTGGAAATTATATTCTTTACTGTGCTTAACACATCCAGATAGTACAAGCGGAAGCATTGCAATTAAAAAAGTTCTTAGTTTCATTTTTTACTCTTTTATGTGTTTTGCAGCATTGTAACTATTCCATGCTGCATGAACATAGATACACGCCGCATTTCTGTTTATTTTCATGTCATTTCAGGAGGTTTTGCAATGTCAGCTGGTACATTAACACTTACGAATGGCTCTGATATCGTCGCCGGTTCTGGAACCGCATTCAATACTGAACTTGCTGCAGGTGATTTTGTAGTCGCCATAGTTGGCGGTATCACTTATACGCTCCCGGTAAAATCAATTGAAAGCCCGGCATCATTAACGCTCATTCGCGCCTTTCCCGGCCCGACGCAGTCAGGTGCTGCATGGAATGCTATTCCCCGCGCCACGCAAAACCAGTTAACGGCAGAGCTGGTAGCACAGACAACGGAAGCTTTGCGTGGTCTGAACTATGACAAGCAGAACTGGCAGGCTATCTTCAGTGACGATGGTAACATCACTGTCAGGCTCCCTGACGGTTCAACGTTCTCCGGCCCGTCATGGCTGAAGATTGTCGAGTTACTTAACAGCATCGATGTGGATGCTCTGCAAATCCTGGCCGCTCAGATTCATGTGGACGCGCAACAGGTAGCTTTGGATAAGACAGAGGTTGCGCAGAATAAAACCGCCTCCGAAAGCGCAGCGACCACAGCAACGCAGAAAGCTGATGCCGCGGCTCAGTCAGAAGCCAGTGCTGCACAGTCAAAGACTGACGCGGCCCAATCAGCTCAGGAAGCAGAAGCAGATCGTATTGCTATCGGTGATGTTGAAGCCGCGCTTGCTGCCATAAATGGCGTAGCCACTATCCCGCTCGGTCTGCCAATGTATTCGCCCACGCGCGCAACAATCCCCACTGGTGGCGTTGCGTATGACGGGCAGATATTACCTTATGCGACCTACACCAGCGTTAAGGCCGCAATGACCTCAGGATCACTACCTGTGGTCACTAACGCTCAATGGCTGGCAGACCCTAAGCTGCGTCAGGCATTCGCAGAGGTTGATGCGGACCACTTCCGCTGCCCTGATTACAATGGTGTGCAGGCTGGCTCTATTGCGCAGCTGGCATTAACCGGTGGTACAACAGCTCAGGCTGGCATTTTCCATGGGGAAGCGCCAAACGCTAAAGGCACGATCGGCGCGTCCGGAACGGGTGTTTTTGCTAATACAGCATCAACCGGCGGTGTATTCGCGCCCACGAATACCTATCCAAACAGCGCTCAGGCGGGAAGCGCTTCAACTACTACCGCATCACAGGTGAGTATTGACCTTTCCAGGGCAAGTGATGTCTATAAAGACACCGCCAGCGATATTCTGGCAGCGCGTGCCGTTGGTGTTATCTGGGGACAACTCTTTGGCCGCATCAATAACCCCGGCAGCATGGATGCCGCAACACTGGCGGCAAGAATTGAGCAGGTAAACACTCGTGTAACTGATTCGATCAATAAGCGCTTTATCCGTGGGTTAGATTTGACCGTGTCGACAACGACAGTAACGGTTTCTGCTGGCGCAGCTGTAATCCCCTCAACAGGCGCTCCCCTGGAAGTATCGGCGCCAGTTACGGCAAATATCGGGGCGACCACAGCGTCAACCTGGTATCACGTTTACCTGTATTCAAACAATGGAACGCCTGCGATTGAAATCTCCACCACAGTGCCAACACCATATGCTTATCCGGCGCATACAAAGACAGGTGATACGTCACGCAGATATCTCGGCAGTTTCCGTGTCGATGCATCGAACGGCGTGCGCGGGGTTAACACGGTTGATGGAAGGGCTTTTCTGCAGGGTTCATGGTACACCGTCAACCGCGTATTAGCCGGAGGAACAGCGACACCGAGGACGGCTGTAGACGTCAGCTCACTTAACCCAGTCACAGCGCTTACCTGTTTACTTTCTGCCAACAACGGCGCTACCGCAGGTGTGGCGGCTATCGGCAGTACTAATGAAGCGTCAGGCGATATGATCAACGTACCGATTAACGGGAAGTTTACAGCGGAGATCCCGTTCCGCTCGTACCCTAACATTTTTTATCAATACCTGTCCGCCGTGTCTGGTGGTGGGCTCTATCTCGATATTGGAGGCTATACCTATGCCAGATAAAGAATACTGGGCTGTAACGGAAACAAGTTACCGTGCGGTGAGTGGGTCTGAAAGTCTGGTAGACGGTGAAACCCTTGTAGAAGGGGCACGCCCGTTTATCCCTTATCTGGACAACCTCTCCGTGCAACAAGAACAGAGAACAAAAGCTGATGCCATTATCGAATCTCTGCAGGAAGCGGTAGATGTTGATCTGGCGAGTGATGATGAAAAAGCCAGGTTGCTGGCCTGGAAGCGTTATCGTGTGCTGCTTAGCCGTGTCGATCTGCGCGCTGAAAAACCAGGCTGGCCGACACTTCCAGACTAAGGAAATAAACAGCCGCAGCCCATCAAGTTCAGGATCGGGCTACGGCTAGTTTTTCAGTATTCATGCCCGTGTAATCATCACGAATATCACCAGATAGGTACTTAAAGTCCAACCTGGCGAACGGTCGGGAACTCAGAAACCAACCACATATCGGACTCTTCAAACATTTCCTCCAGCATGCGGTTCAGTTTTTCCCGATCGCTTTTGCTTGCATCGCTATTCAAGCCGTTTGCCTGCATCGGCTTTACCTTTACTTCGGCATCAGGGAAAATCTGGTGCACCCGCTTCGTCAGCTCGGCCAGAATGATCTCTCTGGCCCCTTCGAGCCCCTCAACATTACGCTTGTCATAAACCAGTTCAACAAACATACCGATCCTCTTATAAGTGAAAACTGCCTGTGCTTGATCTGTTTTTGTAAAAATACTACTGTATATGCATGGGTCTTCCCTTGATGTGGTGGCTGAAGGCATGATAATGGTGTATTTAATCGCCAGAGGTCACCGCCATGGACGAAAAGTCCCTCTACGCTCATATTCTCAACCTGTCCGATCCGTGGCAGGTAAAGTCCCTTTCTCTCGATGAAAATGCCGGTTCTGTTACTGTCACTATTGAGATCGCTGAAAACACCCGGCTAGCCTGTCCGACCTGCGGTAAATCCTGTTCTGTTCACGATCACCGTCATCGTAAATGGCGCCATCTTGATACCTGCCAGTTCACCACTATTGTTGAAGCCGATGTTCCACGAATTATGTGTCCGGAGCATGGCTGCCTGACGTTGCCTGTTCCGTGGGCTGGCCCCGGAAGCCGGTATACGTTGCTATTCGAATCGTTCGTTCTCTCATGGCTGAAAATCAGCACCGTTGATGCTGTCAGGAAGCAACTTAAGCTCAGTTGGAATGCGGTTGACGGCATTATGACCCGGGCAGTTAAGCGAGGTCTTGCCCGGATAAAAAAGCCATTATCCGCCCGTCATATGAATGTGGATGAGGTCGCCTTTAAAAAAGGACATCGTTACATAACGGTGATCTCCGATCGCGATGGTCGGGCGCTGGCCTTAACGGATGATCGCGGCACAGAGAGTCTTGCCGGCTATCTTCGCACGCTCACTGATGGGCAGTTGCTGGCTATCAAAACGCTCTCAATGGACATGAACGCGGGCTATATAAGAGCAGCGCGTATCCACTTACCCAGTGCGGTTGAGAAAATCGCCTTTGACCGCTTCCATGTGGCGAAGCAACTGGGCGAGGTAGTTGATAAAACCCGTCAGAATGAACATCCGCACCTCCCTGTTGAAAGCCGACACCAGGCAAAAGGAACCCGCTTCCTGTGGCAGTACAGCGATAAGTGGATGACCGAATCCCGGCAGGAAAAGCTGATGTGGCTGCGTGCACAGATGAAGCTGACGAGCCAGTGCTGGGCGCTGAAAGAGCTGGCAAAGGATATCTGGAACAGGCCATGGAGCGAGGAAAGACGGAGTGACTGGCAGAGATGGTTGGCGCTGGCGGCTAACAGTGACGTTCCCATGATGAAAAATGCCGCGAAAACGATAGGAAAAAGGCTGTACGGGATCCTGAATGCGATGCGACACAGTGTCTCAAACGGAAATGCGGAGGCACTTAACAGCAAGATCAGGCTGCTGAGGATAAAAGCCAGGGGATACCGAAACCGGGAGCGCTTTAAACTGGGGGTGATGTTCCACTACGGAAAGCTGAATATGGCGTTCTGAGCCTTCCCACCATGATCGGGGAAGACCCATATGCATACAGTCAATGAGCGAGTGAGGGTGCATTTATGCCTCGTCAACTGGATATTCGTGCTGCTTTTATTGCGGCCATACAGCAAAACCCGAAGGGCTATCTCTGTCTGCATACAGACAAGTTCATCGCTGAACTGCAGGAGAGGCTTTGGCATTTCAGCCAGGCGGATGCAAATACATGGATCTAGCGATACCAGCCGGACTTCGCCGATAAGACGACAAACGGAAGCGAGAACCGGTACTGGATCCTGCGTAACATGGGGAGGGTTTTCTAATGGGATTTCCATCGCCAGCTATGGATTACCAGGAGCAGCGCATGACGATAGATGTTATCTGTGGTGTAGACAACAACTGCCGGGTTATTGAAACTTTATGCGGCTGGGCCGTTATCAAAGTCAGTCTGAATCCAGAAAGAGGGGATACGTTGCTGGTTAGCATGGATGGGAGAAACCAGTTTGTGAAGCTACTGGGTCAGGCACTTATAACAGAAGAGGGTGAGGCGATCGAAGGAGAAGCCTTGAATGATGTTACGGTGCTCGGCGTTCTTACAAAATACGCTTAACTAGGTTAAAGACGATAAATCGCCTGTAATGTAGCGTGTAAATGTCGGTGGTTATTCCCCCATTTCCCCTATTTTTTTCATTAAGTTACATGCTGGCTGTTGTGAATGTTGCTGAGAGATCCTCTTACTAAAATGGTTATCAAAACCAAAAAATAATTAAGTACAATCATCAGGTTAGCATGTGCCTAAAAATGTGTGACGAGAGCAATATTTCAGATATTTTTACTTAAAAATCAATGCATCATGAATGATTTCATGAAATACTGCTGCGTCATATGGAATGGTTCGAAGCCGCAGACCTGATCGTTAAAGGTATGGAAGGTGCGATCAACGCGAAAACCGTCACCTATGACTTTGAACGTCTGATGGAAGGCGCTAAGCTGCTGAAATGCTCAGAGTTTGGCGACGCGATTATCGCGAACATGTAA